GGTTGATTCGCGCCCCGATTTTTTTCTAGCGGCAGACCGTAGACCCTCTAAACCGCTGCGCCGCAAGGGTTTTTGGTTCATCCACCAACACCAACTGCCCAAGGCGTTAAGTGGCCAGTTAACTTAACTCCAGTTTAGTTAACTCAGTGCTCATCACCTTTGCTGAGCTGGCGACAATCAAGGGTTGCACCAAGGCTGCAGTCACGCACGCAAGCAAAAGCAGGATCGCTGCAGCGGTAATCGAAAAGGACGGTAAACGCTGGCTAGATCGTGATCTGGCTCTCGACCTGTGGAACAAAAACACAAGGGCCACTCCCAACAGCAAGGTGAGCAGGCCTGATCCTGTTAAGCATTCAGCTGATCCGCCGCCACTTCCGACTCGCCCTGCAGAGATCAAGGCAATCATCGATGCCATGCCTGAGGATCAGATCCCTGACCTCAACGAAAGCCGCGCACGACACGAGCACTACAAGGCTGAAAAGGCAAGGCTCGAGGCGCTTCAAGGCCGCGGCGAACTGGTGCCTGCTGAAGAGGTGAAGGCTGCAGCGTTCAAGTTGGCCCGCGGTGTGCGGGACAGCATCATGGCCATCCCAGATCGTTTGGCTGCGCAGCTGGCCGGCACTACCGACGCCCGCCAATGCCACACCCTGCTCACTGAAGAGCTGCGCGTTGCCCTTAGGAGCCTGGCCGATGGCTGATGCTGCCCTGATCTACAGCGAAGCATTCCGCGATGGCCTGCGGCCTGCTGATCCCATGACTGTGGATCAGTGGGCTGATCGCCATCGCATCCTCAGCAGCAAAGGTTCAGCGGAGCCTGGACCGTGGCGCACCGATCGCACGCCATACCTGCGCGAGCCGATGCAGTGCCTCAGCCCTACCAGCCCGTACCGGCGTGTGGTGATGATGTTCGGCAGCCAACTCGGCAAGACCGAGGTGGTATTGAACTGGCTGGGTGCGATCATTCACCTCTGGCCGGCGCCCACGCTGCTGGTGCAACCCACGCTTGACATGGCCAAGCGTCTGAACCGCCAGCGCCTGGAGCCCCTGCTGCGCGAGACGCCATCGCTGTCTGAGCTGATTGCACCGGCCCGCGCACGCGATAGCGGTAACACGATGTTCCTGAAGGAGTTTCGTGGCGGACTGTTTGTGTTGACCGGCGCCAACAGCGGCAGCGGTCTGCAGTCCATGCCAGCGGCTTACCTGCTGGCCGATGAGGTGAGCTCCTACCCATTCGAGGCCGATGACAAGGGCGACCCGCTCGAGAACGCCGAGGCCCGCACATCCACCTTCCCGATGGGCAAGGTGCTGATCACCAGCACGCCCGGCACCCGCGGTATGTGCCGCATCACGCATGAGTTTGAGATCCGCAGCGATCGGCGGCAGCTGGCCATGCTCATGCCCTGTTGCGGTGCGCTGGAGGTGCTGCGCTGGCGTGAGCACATGAAGTGGGACACGCCTGATGGTGAGGTGTTCGCCCAATGCCCAGCCTGCGGTGAACGGGTGAGTGAGCAGCACAAAACCACGATGCTCGCTGGCGCCGAATGGCAGATCACGGCAAAGGGTGATGGCATCACTGCAGGCTTCCATCTGCCGGCTTGGTACGCCCCGGCTGGCTGGCTGAGTTGGAAACAGATCCGTGATGAGTTCCTTCGCGCCAAGACCGACCCACTACTGCTGAAGGGCTGGGTGAACAAACGTGCCGCCGAGTCCTGGGAGGATGAGGCGGTGGCGGCGATCAACGCCGATGGCCTGATGGCCAGGGCACAGGCTGATGGCTACAGCAGCGGCACCTGCCCCGAAGGCGTGGTTCTGCTGCTGATGGCGGTGGACGTGCAGGACACTTGGCTTGAAACCACCGTTTGGGGCTTCGGCCGCGGCGAGGAGATGTGGCGCATCTGGCACCAGAAGGTGGAAGGCAGCCCGGCCTACGACGAGGTGTGGCAGCAGATCGACAGCATCCGCAAGACGCAATGGCCCCGTGAAGGCGGCGGTGTCATGACCGTGCGCCACTGCGCTGTGGATACCGGCGGCCATTTCACACAGGAGGCCTACGAATACTGCAGGGCCAGAGCCGCTGAAGGCGTGGTGGCAATCAAAGGCAGCAGCACCAAGGCAGCCCCTGCGCTCGGCAAGGGCAGCAAGGTGGATGTGAACTGGCGCGGCCGCGTTATCAAGAAAGGCCTCACGCTGTTCATGGTCGGCGGCGACACGTTGAAGCGCACCATCTACGCCCGCCTAAAGAAAGACAGCACTGGTCCGGGTGCGATCCACTTCGGCAACGACGTGACCGAAGACTTCCTGCAGGGCCTGACATGCGAGCGCCTGGTGCCCAAGACCGTGAAGGGCTTTCAGGTGCTCAGCTGGGAAAAGCCGAGCGGTGCCCGCAATGAACCGCTTGACCTATGCGTCTATGCACTGGCTGCATTGGAGCTGGTCAAGCGCCGCTACAACCGCGCGACGATGTGGGATCAACTGGAGAAAGCAGCAGCAGATCAACGCGAAATAGCGCCAGCTAAGCCAGCATCAAAACGACGTAGAGCAGCACAACGTGGCCCTAGCTTCGTCGAAGGCTGGTGAAGCTACCCTGAAGATCAGGAGGTGCTCCCGTGACTGTTCCCGCTGAGCTCACCGCTGGCAGCACGCTGCAGTGGATTGAGCCACCCGCAACTGACCCGGCCGGCAGCCCGGCAACATCCGCCAGTTGGGTGCTGACAATTACGTTCCGCACAAACACCGCAAGCGAAGGCGCCACCATCACCGGCTCCGCTCGATCGGACGGCGGATGGGATGTCGCAATCTCCGCTGCGCTCACCACTGGCTGGGTGGCCGGCACCTGGTACTGGCAGCGCAAGATCACCAGCGGAAGCGACGTAGTGATCACCGGCAGTGGCACCACCACCGTGCTCGCCTCGCTGGACTACACAGGCGATCCAACCGCATTCGATGGCCGCAGCCAGGCCGAGCAGGATCTCGAAGCGGTACAAACCGCCATCCGCTCAATCATCAGCAAGGGCGCCAAGCAATACAGCATCGGCAGTCGCAGCTACACCGTCAACGACCTAGGTCTGTTGATGCAGCGTGAAGCGCAGCTCAAGGCGATCGTGGCCCGCGAGCGTGCAGCAGAGAAGATCGCCCAAGGCCTGGGTGATCCCGGCACCATGTTCGTGAGGTTCGGCTGATGGCTAAGCGCAAAGCATCCGGCGGCCGCATCAGTAGCGGCACCGCACAGCTGCAGATCGAGGCCGCCGCACCGGCGACTACACCCCGGCGGCCCCGCCGGGCTTACGAGGGCGCCATCGTTAACCGCCTCACCCATGGATGGGTGACGAGCGCCACCAGCGCCGACGCTGAGATCGACGGCAGCTTGGTCAAGCTGCGCGATCGCTCCCGCCAGCTGCGTCGCGACTCGCCCTACGTCCGGCAGGCAATCCGCGCGATCGGCGCCAATGTCGTAGGCCGTGGCATCCGGATGCAGTCGCGCGTGATGATGCAGCGCGGCGGCCGGCTCAACGAGAACCTGAACCGTTTAATCGAGACCGCTTGGCAGAGCTGGATCCATGCCGATCGCTGTCATGCTGCAGGCCGCATGAGTCTGGCCGAGATCCTGCGCATGGCCATCGAGGCCGTGGCCGAATCTGGCGAGGTATTCATCCGCTTGGTAGATGAGTCTTTCGGCCGCAGCCGGGTGCCGCTGGCGCTGGAGGTGTTCGAGGCTGACTACTGCGATGAGGGCAAAAGCTCCGGGCCTGATGCACAAGGCAACGAATGGCGCATGGGCGTCAAGGTCAACCGCTGGGGCCGCCCGATCGCCTACGCCTTTCGCGATCGCCACCCTGGCGACATCACTAACGGCGTCGGCTACCGCGTGATCGAGGTGCCAGCCGATCAGATCATTCACCTGTTTATCCCAGAGCGGCCCGGCCAGACCCGCGGCGTGCCATGGGCCGCCAGCGCCGTCAAGCGCCTGCATCACCTCTCCGGCTACGAGGAGGCCGAGGTAGTCAGGGCCCGCGCCAACAGCTCGCTGATGGGCTTCATCCAATCGCCCGAAGGTGAGCTTCATGGCGACGATGTA